CCACGGCCTTTCGCAAGGCAGATGATGAGGAATCAGCCGGTGATCGCGTTCGATTAAAAGAAATTGAAGGCGAATTTGGCATCAAGCCGGGAATGAATGACCAAGAACGGCGCGATCTGCTTGATCAGGCCGAGCGATTCCCCGCCTTCAAATCGAAGGTCGACGAATACCGCTCGCTTCAAGAACAGCTTCGCGCGAGTGAGAATGTCGGCACCGACCGCCGCGAAGTTTTGAACCGCCTCTACCAATTCTTCTCGCGCCACTACCAGGACGGCGATTTCATCGTGGAACGTCGCTATGGCCGGGATGGCAGCCGTTACATCCGCTCGACCGGTGAGGATACCGAGTTCCACTGGGCGACGGAGGATATGTATTACATCAAGTCGGGCGACACGTTCACCGACTTCACCGTGCGCCTGTCCAATAGGGAACGGATCGTCTTTTCGGTCCAACCCGAGGAGCTGCAGAAGACCGACCGACAAGGCGCATTACGAGATCAATACCGTCACCAAGGCCGACGATGGCCGGTACGTTGTCTTGCTAAAGTACCTGAAGGGCGCGCAGTCCAACAAGCAGAAGGACGACATCGTCAAGGCCATCCAGGGCCACATCAACGCCGATGAGGCCGAGCTGAAGCGCTGGCTGAACCACTTCGTCGCACGCAACCAGTCGGATTTCTTCATCCACAAGCGGCTGGGCGCCGCCCTTCGCGAAGACCTCGACATCTTCCTGAAGACGGAAGTGCTGAACGCCGACCAGTTGCTGATAGACACCGACCTGCCCCGCCGCCTGATCAGGGTCGGCCGGATCGTGCGCGAGATCGGCCAGCAGATCATCGACTTCCTGGCGGTGCTGGAGGATTTCCAGAAATCCCTGTGGGAGAAGAAGAAGCTGGTCTTCACCACACGCTATGTCATCACGCTCGACCGAATTGCCAAGCTGGCGGGAGAAGAGTGGCTGATGGACCACCTCCCGCAGATCATCGCCGCGCAACAGTCCGAGTGGAAGGATCTGGGGCTTGGGACCTACGTCTCTGACGAAGATTGCAGACAACTTTTCGCCGGTGACTTGGCTCAGGAGGACGAAAGCAGGTGGCTGCCTCTTCCGGTAGATACAGGCAACCTTGACCAAGAGCTCAAGTGGGAGCTGTTAGGCGAAATCAGCCGCGATGCGTCACTGGATCAGGAAATCGATGGAACGGCACTGCAATCAGACAATTGGCAAGCCCTGAACGTCGCAGAATCCAAGTACCAAAATTCGTCCAAATGCGTTTATATTGATCCACCGTACAATACGAATGCGAGCGGAATACCTTATAAGAACGGTTATCGACATGCTTCGTGGGCGCAGCTGATGCACAATCGTGTTTCGGCTTTGCGAACACTGATGCTAAATGACGGGGCAATCTTCGTTAGCATCGACAAAGTCGAGCGAGATTCTTTGACTCACGTTCTCGAAGATGTTTTCGGAAAACAGAACATGATCGAGGAGCTAATTTGGAGTCAGAACACGAACGACGGCAGATCACCGACTTACTCAACAAATCACGAATATGTTCTTGTAGCGGCAAAGCACAGGCCAAGTGCAGAGAGTGATCCATTTATGTTCAGGGAGCCAAAGCCAGGCTTCCGCGAAGTCATGGAACTTATAGCCCAGATCGGCGACGACTTCCCAAGTATATCAGAAATTGAGAAAAGAATTCGCCAGCTTTATGCAGAGCACCAAAAGGAATACAAGCGCCAGGCGCTTGCTGACGGCATCACGTGGGAAGAAGCAAAGCGCAATGACCCTTGGAAGGGAATTTTCAACTATAAGTTTGCGGAGTACCGCGACAGAGATGGAAAGCTGGTCCCACCGGAGCAGGCCCGTCAATGTGGTGCAACCATATGGGTGTATCGTGAAAGCGATTGGACGATCATGTCCTCAGAGACAAAGCAGGCAGCTTCTGTTTTTGACCCAAAGGACAAAAACTATAGATTCTATGAGATTATACATCCCAAGACAGGGAAGGCCTGCAATCCATCGACGCGCGGATGGAAGGGAACTCAGTTAGTTGACCCTGAACACCCGGATCGCAACAGCTTTGAGTCACTTCTTGCAGATAATCGGATCGCATTTGGCGAAGACGAAAACAAAGTCCCACAGCAAAAGCGGATGCTCCATCAAGTCGAAACAAATGTGGCGAAAAGCATCTTTGTAGACTTCGCCGATGGCGAGTCTGAAACAAAAGACCTATTTGGAAAGTCTGGTGTTTTTCTTGCACCCAAGCACACAGATTTCGTGATGCGCTTCATTCAACAGACGACTAGCTCAAATTCCCTCGTAATTGATTGCTTTGGAGGCTCTGGAAGCACAGCACATGCTGTGATCCGTTCAAACGATCTTGATAGCGGTCGTCGAAAATTCCTTACTATTGAGGTCAACGAATACTTCCACACGCTTATTGTGCCAAGGATTAAAAAGGCCGCCGCATCCTTAAGCTGGAGTTCGGGGAAGGCCAAAACTCTGAATGGTAAGGGGATAGTGCTGAGAGTTCAGCAACTAGAACAATACTCGGATACCATCGAAAATCTTGCTCTTGACCTCAAGAGTGACCAGAAACCGCTCGCGTTCGAAAACCTCGCCTTTTCTATCCAGTATCGCCTCGACCGCGAGGCACGCAGACTGTTCCAGTCTGTTGACCATTTCCGCTCGCCCTTTGGCTATAGCATCAAATGCGCACAAGGTGGCGGTGAGGCCGTGAATCGCGAGGTCGATCTGGTCGAAAGCCTGATCTACCTCCTCGGCCTCGACGTGGCGCGGCTCTACCGTGAAGATCAGGGCGTGGTCATCACCGGCACCGACCGCCGCAACCGATCCGTCACCGTACTTTTCCGCGAATGCGAACCGGAGGGGAACGAGGACTGGTGCAAGGCGAAGATGGCCGAGCATCCAGCCGACCGCTTCCTGACAAATGCCATGCCGGAACTTGCCTTTGAAGGCTGCGAACGGTTCGAGGCCATCGAGGCAATCTTTGCAACCCAGTTCGGGGGGCGCTGATGGCATCCGGTCACGCCAGGCTCAAAAAGGCCCTCGTCCTACGCGATGCGCTGGCCCATGAACTCGGGCTGGATCTGGCCGCCGTCATGCGCGGGCTTTCGACGGTCGAAGACACGATGACAGCCGATCTGGCGATGGCAGACGGCAACTATCTGTCGCTGCTGGAGTCGCTTTGCCGGGGTGATGCATCCTTGCTTACAGAGGCGGATCAGGCGGTCCGCGCGGCGTGCCAGACGGTGAAGCTGGCGCCGCGCTATGCGCAGTATCTGTCGCTGATCCTGTTCGCGCATTGGCACAAGTGCCGCAGCACGGACGAGGGGGCCTTCCTCGATCGCCTGAATGCCTTCCTTGCCGATTGGGCACAGAAGAACCGCAGCGAGATGATCAGCCCCTTCATCGCGGACGATCTGCAGTTTGCCGCGTTCTGGATGGCCACCGGTTCCGGCAAGACCCATGTGCTGCATGCCTGCATCGCGATTCTGCACGCCGCCGGGACCTGGGATCGCACCATCCTGATCACGCCATCGGAAAACCTGTCGCGCCAGCACGCTGACAAACTGCGGGAAACAAAGGCGTTTGATGTCTTCGCCTATCCGATGGATGGCGATGCCTCGAGCCTCGGCCGTCTGCACCCTGACACCGTGATCGTCGTCGACATCAACAAGCTTGCTGAGACGAAGAAGGGCGACGGGGTGACGATCCCCACATCGGTCTTCCGCGACGGGCGGAACCTTGTGTTTGTCGACGAAGGACACAAGGGCCAGCGAAGCGAAGAAAGCGTCTGGAAGAAGCTGCAGTCCGATCTCGCCGGGATCGGGGACAGCCAGCCCGACCATCGCGGCATGCTGATCGAATTCTCGGCCACCTTCGGCCAGGTGGCAGAGGCCGAGGCCACGTTCGGCCGCTATGCCAAGGCAATTGTGCTCGACTATGCCTACGACCGGTTCCATGCCGATCTCTACGGCAAGGATTTCTGGAACGTGAAGCTCGATGGACACGACGAGACCACTGAGGAAATCCAGCACACGACGCTGACGGCTGCACTGATCGCGTATTGGTACCAGCTGGCGAGCTTCGGCAAGTCAGACGTGCAGAAGCAGATCAAGGACCGCAGCCTTCGCATCGCGAAGCCTCTATGGGTCCTGCTTGGCCTTTCGGTGATCGGCGGGAAGAACGAAGGCGACAAAGAGCAGACGTCTGATGTGATCGACGTCCTGCGATATCTCGACCGGGCACTTTCAGAAGATGACTTCATCTCGGAAGGCATCACCCGCGTGCTGGATGCAGCTCGACAAGGTGCCAGCCTCCTGCCTGAGGTCGTGACCACTGGGCTACAGGGGATGTCTGCGGCGGCAATCCAAGCCCGAATCCTGAACGACGTGTTCGGCTGGCAGGACGGCGACGTTCCGTTGTTTCGTGTCTTGAAGACGTCACCGGGCGAGATGGGCCTCGGCCTTCGTCGAGGCGACAGCGTGCATTACTATGGCGTTGTGAACGTCGGCGATGTGAAGGGCTTGAAAGATGCGCTGGAAGCAGCGTCCCTCGAAGTCGAAGATGACGCTTTCACCGCATCACTGTTCGCGGACCTGGAACTGGCCAACTCGGGCGTGAACCTGCTGATCGGCTCGCGGCGCTTTGCTGAAGGGTGGGACAACTATCGGGCCTCGAGCTTGACCCTCCTTCGTCTGGGTCAAAACGAAGGTTCGCTCATCATCCAGATGTTCGGCCGTGTTGTTAGATTTGCCGGTACGAATGGTAACGGAAAGCGCCTGCGCGATATCAAAGGCGATTTGGCTGCGCTGCAGACGGCATTCGTTTTTGGCCTGAAGTCCCGTTATCTGCAGGCTTTCCTTGCAGGACTTTTCGAAAACGGGATCGGAGAAAAGACCAGGACCGTCTGCGACGTACAGAACTGGCTTCCCGAAACACCCGCGCTTCTGTCCATCAAAGCCGTCAGCCCGCAACAAAGCGCGTTCCTTGTCGACCTGCGCGACGTCAACTGGCTGAAATCCGTGAACAAGGTTGTTGTGTCCTATGCGGCTGGTGTCGCAACTGCACGCATCGGGCGAGACGGTTTGGATGAAAATGCCGCCCGTGTAGGCTCCGATGTCACCGCAGCGTTCAAGCAGACCGCTCATCTTCTCGACATGGACGCGATCTATTCAGATCTCGTCCAGTGGAAGGGTCTGGGGAAGCGCTGGAACCTCCGGTTCGATCGAACGTCGGTCAGCACCGCCCTTCATTCAGGTCCGTATGAAGTTTGGGCACTGCCAGGCTTCTGCAGCATTCAAGGCCGATCAGACCTCCAGCGGCTTCAAATAGCGGCCAGCACGGTGGCGAGGAAACTGTTCGAAAGCGCCTACCGCAAGATCGAAGCGAAGCACAGCAGGTACGAGATCATTGGCGCGTCGGAGAGCGGCATTCCGAGCCAGTATTTCAAGGAAATCACTAATGCCTGACAAGTCCCAGCCGAATTTGTTCGGTGACCGTGTGCTGTGCCCTGACGTACAGAATCTGCCCCTGATTGTCAGCGCCACCAGCAATAACTGCGAAGTTCTCGCCCCTGGAAGCGTCTACCAACCCCTTCTTCTCGACCAGCAGGGTTCAGGCGTTTTGTCTGGGCCTGGGGCATTGAACCGTGAAGAGGAGAAGTTTGTTCGCGACCTGATCACGTACCTCTATCCCCAAAAGGACTACCCCAAGGCAGCGTCTACGCCCCTAGTCTGGGGAAAACGAAAGATCTGGCTGAAGCGGAACATAGAAAAGGACGCCAAGTCCTTCAGGCTACGGGTTGATTCTTCGGACTGGTACTATCCCGACTTCGTCATCTGGATCGTTGATGAGGAAAACCGCACCCAGACCTTCGGGTTCGCAGATCCGAAAGGCCTTGCGCTGGGCGCTCATGCTGGTTGGGGTGAGTACAAAGTCGTTTGCACCCAGATCGTGCCACATTTTCTGCACGACGAGATCAACCCGGTCACAATAGACGATCAGACATGGACGTTCAGAATTCGTGGCGTTCTGGTTTCGACTTCGAGTTTCGATGGCCTGCGGGAACAACGCAAGTTTTTGGTAAGAGACGCGAACGACGACACCCACCCGCCGACCAAGGAGCAGTTCGCCCAGGCACGAATTGTGTTCCAAGAGGCACGCGCCGACGACTACATTCCGGAGGTCCTGCGCCTGCTGACCGAGGACAACGATCTGGACGAGGTATGGAAGCTCGCGGCGGAATTCTATGGCAAATCGGCTCCTGTGCAGCTTGCCAGCGAAATCCAGGCGGACTTGGCCATTCGGCACCGCAAGGCAAGAACCGTCAGCGATTTAACGTCGTCAATCGTGGACGACTACCTCTTGCCCGGCAAAGATGGCAGTTTCGGATCGCGTGCGCGTCAGAAGAGGCATGACCAAGTCAACAGGTTGATCACTTCTTCGGATCCCGTTGCGCGTTCGCTTTGGGACGCGTGGGTCGACAAGGATCAGCCAAGTCGCTTCTTGCTCGCGCACTTCTCCGAGACGCTCTGACCCACAACTGGCAGAAACCGAAGGGTATCCCCCTTCCTCTGGTTCCTCCCGGGCCCCAAACGTATGCGGGGGGGCGCAGCGCGGCGTTTCGCTAGCGACAGGCACTTTCACCGGGGAAGCCGGGCGGAATCCACTTGCCCGGTGACTTCGGGAAAAGCGACTCATTATCAAAGGCTTGCGGAATCACGATCTTGGCGCGCTGGATTCTTTGCGGAATCCGAGGAATCCAGTTTGCGGAAGCCACCTTGCCGGAAGCCAGCCAGCGGAAGCCACTTGCAGGGAAGCCGTTGAATCCGCGTGCATTTTTCATTTGACAAAGCTGCCCCCCTTGACCTACCCCTTGATCATCGAAGAATTGCGCCCGGAGGAACCCGCTCGCGGGCGTTTTCCATTTCACCACATCGCGGATCCTGATCCTGACGCTGGCATTGCCCAGCGCACATTGGCACGTCCGTCCTGCCCCAAATGAGAACCGCCCATGGACCTGGTCTTCGCGCCGAGCCAGATCGAGACTTGGCCTCTCGACCGGCTGCGCCCTTACGCCCGCAATGCCAAGATCCACGGCACGGACCAGGTCGCCAAGATTGCCGCCAGCATGGCGAAGTTCGGCTGGACCGTTCCCTGCTTGGTGGCCGATGATGGCGAGCTGATCGCCGGGCATGGCCGGGTGTTGGCCGCCATCATGCTGGGGCTGAAGGACGTGCCGGTGATCCGGCTCGGCCACCTCGACGAGGCCGAACGCCGGGCCTACCGCATTGCCGACAACAAATTGACCGAGCTGGGCGAATGGGACGAGGCCATGCTGCGCGACGAGATCGCGGGGCTGCTGGCCGAGGATTTCGACCTTACGCTGCTGGGCATCAGCGACGATGATCTCGATGCGCTGTTGCGGGATCCCGATGCGCTGGGCGGCGATGGCCCCGTCGAGGGCGAGGACGACGTTCCGGAGTTACCGGTCACCCCGGTCTCGATGGCGGGTGACCTGTGGCAGCTTGGATCGCACCGGCTGATCTGCGGTGATAGTACATCGGCAGATGTGGTCGGTCGGTTGCTGGGCGATGTGCGCCCGCTGCTGATGGTCACCGATCCGCCTTACGGCGTGGAATACGACCCAAGCTGGCGCAACCAGGCAGGAGCGGCCAAGACCAAGCGCACCGGCAAGGTGCTGAATGACGACCGTGCTGATTGGCGCGAGGCGTGGGCGCTGTTCCCCGGCGATGTGGCCTATGTCTGGCACGGGGCGCTGCACGCGGCGACGGTTGCTGAAAGCCTATTGGTTGCAGGTTTTGCCATTCGCTCGCAGATTATCTGGGCCAAAGATCGGCTGGTGCTCAGCCGCGGCGACTACCACTGGCAGCACGAACCCTGCTGGTATGCCGTGCGCGCCAAGGGCAAGGGGCACTGGGCGGGCGACCGCAAGCAGACCACGTTGTGGCAGATCGCCAACCGCGATCAAGATGCCGACACGGTGCATGGCACGCAGAAACCGGTCGAATGCATGCGGCGCCCGATCCTGAACAACTCCAGCCCCGGGCAGGCAGTGTTTGAACCCTTCATGGGATCCGGCACCACGCTTATCGCAGCAGAAACCACAGGCCGGGTGTGCTTCGGGATCGAGTTGAACCCGGCCTATGTCGACGTGGCCATCGAGCGCTGGCAGCAGTTCACCGGCGCGAACGCCGTACTGGCCGACAGCGGCGAGACCTTTGCGGACCTGAAGGCGAAAAGGCTGGCGGCATGAATGCGCCCCTCCTGCCGGGCAAGATCGAACACTGGCCCCTCGCCCGTCTGAAACCTTACGCCCGCAACGCCAAGACCCACGACGCCGATCAGGTCGCCAAGATCGCCGCAAGCATGGCCGAGTTCGGCTGGACGATGCCGGTGCTGGTGGCCGCCGACGGGGAGTTGATCGCTGGCCATGGCCGCATTCTGGCGGCGGCCCATCTGGGACTGACCGAGGCCCCGGTCATCGTGCTCGGACATCTGACCGAGGCGCAACGGCGGGCCTATCGCATCGCGGACAATAAACTGACCGAGCTGGGCGGGTGGGACGAGGCCCTTCTGCTGCAGGAATTGCAGGCGCTGCTGGCCGAGGATTTCGACCTCGGGCTGATCGGGATCCCCGAGGATGAACTGGACGCGCTGCTGGCTGACGCCGACGCCCGCCCGGCGATTTCTGACGATGCGGCCGACGCCATTCCAGAGCCACCCGCCGAACCAATCACCAAACCGGGCGATATCTGGGCGCTGGGCAAGCACCGTCTCTGCTGTGGCGACGCCACTGATCCGACCGCCATCGCCAGGCTGATGCAGGGCGAACAGGCCACGCTGATGTTCACCTCGCCGCCCTATGCCCAGCAGCGCGACTATGGCGCCGCCAAGGAAAAGGTCGGCGATTGGGATACGCTGATGCAGGGCGTGTTCGCCACGGCCCCGGTCACAGCGGACGCGCAGCTGCTTGTCAACCTCGGCATGGTGCATCGCGACAGCGAATGGCAGCCCTATTGGGAGGGATGGGTGGAATGGATGCGCGCCTCTGGCTGGCGGCGGTTTGGTTGGTATGTGTGGGATCAGGGCCCCGGTTTGCCGGGCGATTGGAATGGCCGCCTGGCCCCGTCACACGAGTTCATTTTCCACTTCAACCGCGCGCCCCGCAAACCGCACAAGACGGTCCCGTCCAAACACGCGGGCGAGGTCCTCGGCGGCGGTGGGCTGCGCGGGGCCGACGGCACCGTCCACGCCAAGACAGGCACCGGCAACGCGATCCAGAGCCACCGCATACCGGACAGCGTCTTCCGGATCATGCGGCATAAGGGCGGACTGGGCGCGGCAGGGTCGCATCCGGCCGTGTTTCCAGTGGCGCTGGTCGAGGCGGTGCTGGCGGCGTTCTCGGATCCGGGCGACCTGATCTACGAGCCGTTTTGCGGCTCCGGCACCCAGATCGTCGCCGCCGAACGCACTGGGCGGCGGTGTTTCGCGATGGAACTGGACCCCGCGTATTGCGACGTCGCCGTGCGACGGTGGGAGATGGCGACGGGGCTAAAGGTGCGGTTGGAAAATCGCAACGAGACCACCATTGGCAAGGAGACAAAACAGCAATGATCATCGACACCCCGATTTGGCGAAACGCCGACCTCATTCGGATCATTCCGATCACGCGCGCGGACCTGAACCAGGCCATATCCCGAAACGACTTTCGGCCTGAAAACACACCCAAGCCCGGTAAGGCGCGCTGGTACAGCTGGAGAGACGTGGTGTCGGTTGCTGCCGCGCAGGATTTGCGCAAACTCGGCTTTGGTCCGTCCATGGCATTCGGGCTGGTGAAAAACCACCTGTCACCGTTTCTGCGGGGTAGCATAGACGCCCCGGACGATTGCGCAGGAGTGCTTTGGCTTATCCGCCCAAGTGACGACCATCTCAACATTGAGACCCCGTGTGAGTTCCTGCGGCACACCGAATACGAGGAACTCCTTGTCACGCCAGACGAGAGCGCTTGCATCATCGTGAATATAGGTCGCATTGCAGCACGCGTTCGCAATGACCTGCAGGCGACTGAGACTGCGAAGGTCATCCGTGAGGAATTTCAGATCACAGGACCGTTGATGTGACCCAATCGCGCGGCATGTCGCTGATCGAAGCCGTCACCAATGTGGCGGTGGGCTACGTGCTGGCTGTCACAACGCAGATCATCGTGTTTCCGTGGTTCAGCCTGCACCCCAGCATCGACCAGAGCTTGGCGCTGGGCGGGGTCTTCGTCGGCATATCGCTCCTGCGCAGCTACGTGCTGCGCAGGCTGTTCGAGCACTGGCGATAAAAGCAGGGCATCAGGCAGCCTCGAGTTTGTACACGGTGCCTCTGCCCGCGACCTTCTCCGAGGTAATCGGCAGGTTCAGCTTCTTCTTGAGCCCGCCCGAAATCAGGCCTCTCGCCGAATGCGCCAACCATCCTGTCGCTTCGACGATCTCGCCGATGGATGCGCCCTCGGGTCGCTGGATGAGTGCGATGATCTCCGCCTGCTTGGTGCCGACGCGGATAGCCACCGGCTTCGGCGTGGAAGGGTTCGGGGAAGCTTCGGGCGCATCCTTGGGCCCGGTGACCAGCTCCAGCTTTACCTTGCGCGCGCTGGCGACGGCGCTGGCCACGACCGGCTCGATCCCGATGGCTTGCAGCCCAGCCTCAGTGGCGATCAGCGTGGTGCCATGGCCGTCGCCGGTTTCGCGCCACAAGGGCTCGCCGCGCCGCAGGTTGGCCTCGACCTCTTCCAGCCAGCCGCGTGCGATCATCGCGGTCACGGCCTTCTGTGCGGCGGCGCCATGCAGGCCGTCGGGCAGTGGCATGGCCAGATTGCCGGGACGCGTTGCCGCGCGGCTGAGGACGATGGTTTGGGTGTCAGTGAGTTTGGGCATCTTGGCCTCCTGTCATGGAATGGGGTGTCGGGGACGATCAGTCGCTCTCGGCCATTGCTGCGGCGACGGCGAAATGCTGAACCCAGCCGGTCAGGTAGGGCAGCCCTGCGGGGATGCCTTCCTCGCGCTCAAGCTGGCGCGAGATGCGCCAGTCCTGCCATGTGCGGATCGAGGATCTGATCGCGGTTTCGCTGTCGATGTTGCAGCCCGCCATGTTGCCCACGACATCGTCAGCAAAATGACGGCCCATGCGGCTGTCGAGAAAGTCGCGAATGCCAATCATCTCGTCCTCGCTGTTGGCGCTGGTGGCGGTGGCGATCAGGGTCGAGGCCAGCACCCAGACCTCGACACTGCGGCGGTCGCGTTGCGGGCAAGTGGTCAGAGTGCCGAAGAAGCCGTGGTCGGGGTTGCGGCTGGGCAGGATGGGGTGCGTCATGGCGGTGGTCCTTTGGGTGAGTTGCATCGTTTTCCTGTGACAACCATCGCTCCAGCCCGCCGATTATCGTAGGCAATTCAGAGCAATATCATGGCTTTATGATCGCACCGCCTTGGCTAGGCGATGCGATCCGGATCGATCAGCGCCGCCTGTTCGGCCTCATGGCGCTGGGCGGCGTCGGGCGGGTCGCGGCGCGCATTGACGATGGCGACGAACAACGCGCGGGCGATGGTGGCGACCTCGTCTGCCCCGGCGCTGGTCAGGTTAACGTCATGGATCGCGATGGCTTCACCCAGATCGGTAAGGGCGTAGAGCGTGGCAAACTCGGCGTCGGTCGGGTCGCAGGTTTCGGTGTCGCGGTCGTCGGGACTGACCGCCACGCTGCGGCAGAAGCGCAGATCAAACCCGATGGCGCATTCGCGGCGGGCGACGTCAGCGAGGGTTTCGCCCTCGGACAGGCAATTGGGGATCATGGGGCTACTCCTTCGGGGGCGTGGGTTTCGGGGTCGAGTTCGATCCAAGCGCCGTCTTGCCAGACGTACAGGTGGCAGAACTGACAGGTCGGGCGCGGGAGGATCACCGGGTCGCGGGGCTTCTCGAACGCCTCGATCTTGTCGGCGCGGACCTGCCGGATTTCGCGCTCGGCGAGGATGTCCTCGGGCGTCCAAGGCGCAAGCGCGGGCAGCATGTGGCCGGGGTAGCCGTCGTAATGGGTGTAAATGTGCGCCCACTCCCCGGGCCGGATTTCGATGGCGATCTGTGCACGAGTGCTCATGTTGGTCTCCGTTTGGCGGCGTTTCAGATCAGACCGTGCTGCTGCAGGACCGGCACGACATCGGCCAACTCGACGGTCAGGCAGTCGATCCCGATCCGGCCGGCCATCTCGAAGACCTCTGCGTTCAGGCTCCGGTCATTGAGGTGGCCCTGCAGGGCGGCGGTGCTCATGGCCTGAACGAAGCGGGCGCGGTCGATGAAGATGCGGGTCGTGTCGGAAGGGATGGCGATTGTCATGGTCTTGCTCTCCTTCAGCGCTTCGCGGCGGCTGCGAGGCCAGCGGCATAGGCGTCCTTCAAGGCGGCGCGGATCGCCCAGACCGCCACATCGTGGAAATCCAGCCGGTCGCTATGCTGGGTCTCCAGCGTCTCGATCGTGTGGAAATGCTTGGCGGCGATCTCGAGCAGCAAGGCGTCGCTGGGGGCTTTGGCGGGGGCGGTCCTGGTGGTCATCGCGTTGTCTCCGGGGGTGAGTTGCATCGTTTTCCTTGGACCCAGAATCGCTCCATGCGGGAGTGTAATCAACTGAATAAGCATATTATTTCCGTTTAATTCCAATATCTTGAGGTCAATCGCAGCGCCATGGAAGGTATGTCCGAACGGGAGTATTCCGCCCATTCCGGCCTCTCGCGCGGGGCGATCCAGAAGGCCCGCCGCGCCAGTCGGCTGGTGGTCTACAGCGATGGGTCGATCAACGCGGCAGCGTCCGATGCGCGCCGCGCCGAGATGACCGATCCGGACCAGCAGCGGCGCAGCACCGGTGGCGACAGCGGATTCTCCGGCCCGGCTGACAGTTCGTCCTACCTGAAGGCGCGCACCGCGCTGACCGTGTACCAGGCGCAGGACAAGCAGCTGGGCATCCAGAAGAAGAAGGGCACGCTGGTGGATCGCGCCCGGGCCGAAGCCCTGGTGTTTCGCCTCGCGCGGCAGGAGCGCGACGCATGGGTGACCTGGCCTGCCCGTGTGGCGGCGTTGATGGCGGCCGAAGTGGCCTTGGGAGTGGAGAAACAAACCGGTTTGCCGGTGATTATCGAGGCCGCGATCCTGCAGAGGGTGCTGGAAACCCATGTCAGAGCGCAACTCGACGCCCTCGCCGATCTCCGGGTCTCGCTTGGATGAAGGGACTGATGATCACGACCTGACAGCTGATCTCGACCTTGAATTTGACGGGGCCGAAGACATCTTGCGCAGCTGGCGCAAGGGCATGCGGCCCGATCCGGACCTGACGGTGTCGGAATGGGCGGATCAGCATCGCTGGCTGTCCTCGCGCGGTGCGGCCGAACCGGGGCGCTATCGCACCGCCCGCGCGCCCTACCTGCGCGAGATCATGGACGTGCTGTCGCCGCGGCACCCGGCACAGCGGATTTCGTTCATGAAGGCAGCACAGGTTGGTGCGACCGAGGCTGGCAACAACTGGATCGGCTTCGTGATCCATCACGCGCCGGGGCCGATGCTGGCGGTGCTGCCATCCCTGGAACTCGCCAAACGCACCTCGCGCGGGCGGCTCGACCCTTTGATCTCGGAAAGCCCGGCGCTACGCGAACGGGTGAACCCTGCCCGGTCACGTGACGCGGGCAATTCGATGCTCTCAAAAGAGTTTCCCGGCGGCATCCTGGTGCTGACCGGTGCCAACAGCGCCACCGGCCTGCGGTCGATGCCCGCGCGCTACATCTTTCTGGACGAGGTCGACGCCTATCCAGCTTCTGCCGACGAAGAAGGCGACCCGGTCACACTGGCAGAGGCGCGCACCACGACCTTCTCGCACCGGCGCAAGGTGTTCATGGTCTCGACCCCAACGATCCGGGGCCTCAGCCGGATCGAGCGCGAGTTCGAGGCATCTGACCAGCGCCGGTATTTTGTGCCCTGCCCGCATTGCAGCCATATGCAATGGCTACAGTTTGAACGCCTGCGCTGGGATAAAGGCCGGCCCGACACCGCCGCGTATCATTGCGAGGGCTGCGAAAAACCCATCGCCGAGCATCACAAGACGCAGATGCTGGAGCGCGGCGAATGGCGCGCAACGGCGGTTTCCGCCGATCCCTACTCGATCGGCTTTCACCTCTCGGCGCTCTATTCGCCGCTGGGCTGGAAAAGCTGGCAGCAGATCGCGCGGGAATGGCTGGCGGCCCAAGGCTCGGAGGAAATGCTGCGCGCGGCGCGCAACACCCTGCTGGGTGAGACATGGGTTGAAAGTGGGGATGCGCCCGAATGGCAACGGCTGGCCGAACGCCGCGAAAGTTACAGTGGCGTGCAGGTCCCCGCGGGCGGATTGTTCCTTACGGCTGGCGTCGATGTGCAGAAGGACCGCATCGAGGTCGATGTCTGGGCTTGGGGCCGGGGTCTGGAAAGCTGGCTGGTCGATCACATCGTCATTGCCGGTGGTCCCGACGATCCGGCCTGCTGGGATAAGCTGACTGCCCTGTTGGGACGGACATGGGCTTGCGCCAATGGCGCGGTGATGGTCATCGGCAAACTGGCCATCGATACCGGCTATGAGGCCCCGGCGGTTTATGCTTGGGCGCGGAAACAGGGGTTCGACCAGGTCGCCCCGATCAAGGGCCTCGAGGGGTTCAACCGCGCGACGCCTGTGTCGGGGCCGACCTTCGTCGATGCGACCATCGGCGGAAAACGTCTGCGCCGGGGCGCGCGGCTGTGGTCGGTGGCCACGGCGACCTTCAAGACCGAAACCTACCGCTTCCTGCGGCTGGAACGCCCCTCGGACGAAGACCGCGCTCAGGGCGTGCTCGATGCCCCCGGCACCGTGCACTTGCCCGACTGGATCGACACCGAATGGCTCAAGCAGCTGGTGGCCGAACAGCTGGTCACGGTGCGCAACAAGCGCGGCTATGCCCACCCCGAATGGCAGAAGATGCGGGAACGCAACGAGGCGCTGGACGCCCGCGTCTATGCGCGGGCGGCAGCCTGGATCATGGGCGCCGACCGCTGGGACGAGGCAACCTGGCGACGGCTGGAGGCGCAGGCCGGGGTGGAAACCCGACCGCCAGTCGCCCCGGCTGCTGTCGGTGTTGAGGCCCCAGCACCAACCACACCCACCCCGCCCAAGGCCGGAACACCGACAACACCACGGCGAAAGCGCCGGGCCTACACACCGAACTTCATGAGGGACTGAAATGGATCTGGAACGGATGCGCGCCTTGTTGGCGGCGCTGCAGGAGGCTCGTTACGCGGGCGTCCGGTCGGTCAGCTATGATGGCAAATCGATCAACTATGGCTCAGATGCCGAACTCGCGAACGCCATCAGCGATCTGGAAACCCGGATTGCCACGGCCACGACCGGCACGCCGCGCCGTCGGCGCTGGGGCACCGTGGCCTCGAAGGGCCTTTGATCCATGGCGTTCGAGGCGTTCCGTCAACGGCTGGGATCAATCATCGGGGGCTTCGATGCGGCCCAAGCCCATCGTCGCTTGCGCGGGTTCCGGGCCAGCCGCGCGCATGTGAACACCCTGATCGCGGCCTCGGGCGACACGATCACGGCACGGGCGCGCTGGCTGGTCCGGAACAATGGATATGCCGCAAATGCGGTTGAGAGTTTCGCCAGCAATGTCGTGGGCGATGGCATCAAGCCGTCCTCCACCATCGCCGATGCCACCAAGAAGGAAGAGCTGCAGGCGCTCTGGCTCGCCTGGACCGATGATGCTGACGCCGAAGGACTGACAGACTTCTATGGCTTGCAGCGCCGGGCGGCGCGCGAGGTGTTTCTGTCGGGCGAGGTGTTCTTTCGCATCCGGCCTCGTCGCGCGGAAGACGGCCTGACGGTTCCCCTTCAGCTGCAGATGCTTCCCGCTGAAATGCTGCCGCTGGACATGAACCGGACCCTGCCCGGCGCGGGGCTGATCCGGCAGGGCATCGAGTTTGACGGCATCGGCCGCCGTGTCGCCTATCACTTCCTGCGTCGCCACCCCGGTGATCTGACCGACCCCGGCCTCGCAGGTGAAACCGTGCGCGTTCCGGCTGGCGATGTCATCCATGTTCTCGACCCCGTCGAGGCAGGCCAGCTGCGCGGCGTGTCACGCTTCGCGGCCGCCATCGTCAAGCTGTTCACGCTGGACCTTTATGACGATGCAGAACTCGAGCGCAAAAAGATCGCGGCGATGTTCGCGATGTTCATCACCTCGCCTGCCCCCGAAACCCCGCTTGACCCAACTGACGAGGATCTCGAAGTCGAACCCGGCCAAGTGGTGCGGCTTGATCCCGGCGAGGACATTTCGACGCCCGCCACCCCGGATTCAGGCGGCACTTATGAGCCGTTCCAGTATCGCACCCTGCTGCAGATCGCAGCCGCGCTGGGCGTGCCCTACGGCTATCTGACCGGCGACACGGCGAAGGGGAACTTCTCCAACACGCGGATCAGCTTGATCGAATTCCGCCGCCGTATCTCGGCCTGGCAGCATGGCGTGCTGGTCTATCAGCTCTGCCGCGCGGTCTGGGTCCGCTGGATGGACACGGCCGTGTTGTCGGGTGCGCTGGACCTGCCCGGCTATGACAGTCAGCGGCGACAATTTCAGGCCTGCGCCTGGCTTCCGACCAAATGGGACTGGATTGACCCCATGAAAGACGCCTCGGCCGAGATCCTGCAGATCGAGGCGGGCCTGAAATCGCGCACCCAAGCCTTGGCAGAGCGGGGATACGACGCCGAGCAGGTCGACCGCGAAATCGCCGCCGAGCGGAAACGGGAATTGGCGCTGGGCCTCGACTTCCGCCGCCCCGGGTCACCCGCACAGGGGCCAGGTGAAGGCACGGCAAAAGATGCGGATCAGGACAACGGCAAGGACGCCGAAGCCGACGACACCGGCGACGAGAAACCCGACCCCAAGGAGGGCGCATGATGCACCACGCGCAAATCGCCCAGCGCGCTTTCAACACGCCCTTGATGGTCGACCCGGCCAAAGCGCTGGCCTTTCTGTCCGGGCTAGGTCCGCGCATCACCGGGCAGGACATTACCTTCGCGGGAGTCGACCTGCCTGCGGGGGATATCGAACGGGCGGCTCTGCCCGCCCGCGCCTCGTTGTTCGGGAGCGATCTGGCCCAGCGCCACCAGCGCAATGGCACCCAGCCCTTCGCAATGATTGACGGCATCGCCGTCATCGAAATCGCGGGCACATTGGTGCACCGCGGGGCGTGGATCGGGCAGTCCTCTGGCCTCACGTCCTACGAAGGCATCGCCGCCCAGCTGCAGGCGGCCATCGCGGATCCCGGCGTGCGAGGCATCGCCTTGGACATCGACAGTTTCGGTGGCGAGGTCGCCGGTGCTTTCGATCTGGCGGATCGCATCCGGGCGGCCCGGGTGCAAAAGCCGGTCCACGCCTTCGTCGTCGAACATGCTTTGTCTGCTGGCTATGTCCTCGCCAGCCAGGCCGACCGCATCATCCTGCCCCGCACCGGCGCGGTCGGCAGCATCGGCGTCGTGGCGCTTCACACTGATATGAGTGGCGCGCTCGATCAGAAAGGCATCGCTGTCACCCTGATTCATGCCGGTGCCCACAAGGTCGACGCCAACCCGTACCAGCCGCTGCCTGAGGCTGTGCACGACCAGATGCAGCGTGAGCTGGAAGTGGTCCGCTTTCTCTTCGCCGAAACCGTCGCCGCTGGCCGTGGGGATCGTCTGACCCATGCATCGGCACTGGCCACCGAAGCTGCCGTGTTCCGCGGGGCCGACGCCGTCGCCGCCGGTCTGGCAGACGAACTGGCCGATCCGATCACCGCCTTCCGCTCCTTCGCCGCCGCACCCCACGGCACAACCTCCCCCAGCAGAAAGGGTCCACAGATGACCACCACGCCCACAGAAACCACAAACCCGGCACCAGTTGCCACGCCTCCTGCAGCAATGCCCGCCGTCGCGGTCGCACCCGCCACACTCGAACCGCCGGTGAACGCGGCAGCGCCCGTCACCACCACCATGACCGCAGAAGCCATTCGTGCCGAGGCCGCCGAGGTGGCGCAGGTTTGCGCGCAGGCCGCCCGGCTCGGGGTGAACATCGACGCGGCTGATGCTGTCACCAAGGGTCTTAAGCCGGAAGCCCTGCGCGCTCGGGTGCTTGCCGATCTCGCGGCCCGCAGCGATGCTGCTGGCATCATCGCTAGCGCCCCGGCCGCAGCTGCCGCCAAAGACAGCCCGATCATCGCGGCCGCCAGGAAGGCCGCGACCGACGCCAATCGCTGAACCAGCGCCTCCTCCCCACCCCAAGACATGGAGACTGACCGATGCCCGTCCTGACGGAACAGCCCAGCATGGGCGATGTCCTCAAATATGAGGTCAACCCGAACTACACCCGCGAAGTGATCACCCTGCTTGCCGGGATGCCCTATCCGGTCGGCGCGGTCCTGGGCCGCATCACCGCCAGTGGCAAATACAAGCTGGCCACCAGCGGCGGCAGCGACGGCGCGCAGACCGCGACCGCCGTGCTGCTTTATGCCGTCGATGCCACTTTGGCGGATGCCGTTGGCATCGTCGCCGCGCGCGGCCCCTCGATCGTCTCGCGCGCAGGCCTCGCCTATGACGCCACCGTCGATGACGGCGCGAAGATCACCACCAAGATCGGCCAGCTTGCCGCCGTCGGCATCATCGCCCGCGACGGCGTCTGACCCCGTTTCCCCCTGCATTCCCGGAGCACCCCATGACCCTTGTCCGTAATCCCTTTGACGCTGGCGGCTATTCGCTGGCCGAGATGACGCAGGCCATCAACATCCTGCCCAACCTCTACACCCGCCTTGGCCAGATCGGCTTGTTCCGCTTCGAAGGCGTAAGCCAGCGGTCGGTCATCATCGAGCAATATGAGGGTGTCCTGAACCTGCTGCCCTCGGTGCCTCTGGGTGGCCCCGCGACCGTCGGCACCCGCGAGGGCCGCTCCATGCGATCCTTCGCCCTGCCTTGGATCCCGCACGACGACGTCATCCTGCCCGGCGACATTCAGGGCCAACCAGCGCTGGGCGTGTTTGACGGTGCCGACCCGCTCGTTGAGGTGATGAACCGCAAATTGCAGCTGATGCGCCGAAAGCATGCCCAGACCCGCGAATACATGGAGATGAACGCACTCCGCGGCATCGTGAAGGACGGCGCTGGCACGACCCTCTACAACTACTTCACCGAATTCGGCCTCGCGCAGATCTCGGTCGACTTCGTGCTCGGCACCGCAGGCACCAATGTGCAAGGCAAGGTGCGCGAGGTGTTGCGGGCGATGGAGGACAACCTGCTGGGCGAAAGCATGACCGACGTGCATGCCCTCGTCAGCCGGGAGTTCTTCGACAAGCTGATCGCGCACCCGAAGACCGAGGAAGCCTACAAGTTTTACGCCGCCACCGGCGCGCAGCCCCTACGCCAAGATGTGCGCCGCAACTTCCCCTTCGCGGGCATCGTCTTCGAGGAATACGCAGGCACCGTCACGCTTTCCACAAAGGCGACCGAACGGCTGGTTCCGGCAAGCGAAGGCATCGCATTCCCTCTTGGCACGATGGACACTTTCACCACCTATGGCGGCCCGGCCAACCTACTGGAGGCGGCGAATACGATGGGCCTGCCGCTCTATGCCCGCCAGCACCTCGACGAAAAGGGCCGCTGGATCGACCTGATGACCGAGGCTTCGATCCTGCCGGTGAACAAGCGGCCGCGCATCGCGATCCGCATCCACACCTCGAACTGACGCGCCATGAACGTCTTCGCCGCCGCCATGGACCGGATCTATGCCAACCCGTCCATGGCGGCGGCCGCTGTCTGGATTTCCGCCACCACATCGGAGGAACGCCCGATCCGCGTCATCCGCCGCGCCCCGGACCGCATCACTGAGTTCGGCGCTGGGCGGTTTGTCAGCGACACGACGATGGTGGGTGTGCGCGTGTCCGACCTCCCCGATCCCCGCCCCGGCGACCTGATTGTGATCGGGGCCGACAGCTTCACCATCCAAGGCGAACCCATCCGCGACCGCGAACGCCTGATCTGGACGCTGGACCTGCGCCCGTCATGAAGCTGAAGATCACCTTCACCCCCGACCTCGTCGCCCTGATGCAGGCCGAAATCGCTGCTGGAGAAAAGGCCGTGTCTGCTGCCATGCGCGAGGCGGGCACTTCCCTCAAATCCGCCTGGCGCGGCCAGATCACCGGCGCAGGGCTGGGCACGCGGCTGGGCAACTCCATCCGCCTCGCCCACTTCCCGAAATCTGGCAACAGCCTGAACGCGGCAGCGCTGGTCTGGTCCAACGCCCCGGTCATCATCAGCGCGCATGACACAGGGCCACTGATCCGGTCAAAGGATGGGTTCTGGCTGGCGATCCCCACGCCGGCCGCCGGGAAGAGCACGAAGGGCGGTCGGATCACTCCCGCCGAGTGGGAGCGCCGCACCGGCCTGCGTCTGCGGTTCATCTACCGCCGCCAGGGGCCCAGCCTGCTGGTCGCCGAAGGGCGGCTTAACAGCAAGGGACGCGCCGTGGCGTCGCGGTCGAAAACCGGGCGCGGTGTGGCGACCGTGCCGATCTTCCTGCTGGTGCCGCAGGTCAAGCTGCGCAAACGGCTCAATCTGTCTCGGGATGCAGAGCGGGCAGTGGACGGCGTTCCGGGGCTTATCGTGGCGATGTGGAAAACGCCCTAAAGCCAGTCGATGCCTGAGCTTTCAGGACTGAGGCCACAGCTTTGATGTATCAACCCCGGCACCCTCCAATCTGGACTTGGCTGCTTCCAACACCGCAGGTTCAAAGTGGCCGCTGTGTTTGAGAACAAGTGCTTCACCGGTTAGTTCCGGCAATCCGCGCTCAATCAGCATGTTGAAACCATCCGTTGGTGCCTTGCTCACTGCAAAATCGATCAGTGTCCGCATTACTCCAACCCGGTCGATCTTTTGCCGAGTGCGCGAAAGCCTCACCGTCTTGCCGCGTTCATCTCGCAAGATTTCTTCAAAGGCATGGATGGTCTTCCAGAAGTCGTGCTCGATGCTGCCGGGTGCCTCTTCAGGCAGGATTTCGACCAACCGTCTGAATGCCGCCTCATCCACCTCGGGAACTCCAAGTCGTTGTGCGTTTTCGCGAAGGGTCCGAAGTTTCGTTGGATCGGTCGCAACAGCAATCGATGCGAGGACTTTCTTGTGGTCGGCCATGGTTCAGTTCCTCGAAATGCGTGACGCAGTGCTGCCCGACGAGGCGGATTTCGCCGTCTTCAAGAGCGTGTAGCTCTTGATGGGCTGATCCTTGACGAATGCCCTCCGCGGCTTCCCGGCATCGTCCAGCAATGGCTCAGCGTCGATTGCGTTCTTGATGTACCAGCCGAGATACATATTCAGCGGCGTCTTCTTGGGAGCGCCATCGGTATAGGCGTCAGCACCGATGACCTCCTCATAAAGCGCGCGGGCCTTCGGATCGGTCATCAACTCGCCAAACACAGTCAGCGTAAAGTGTTCATCGAACCGACCAGAATTGAAAACCTCGCGGGCCTTCTGTTGTGCTACCGCATAGAGCGCTTCGGTATCATCCAGTTCCTTTTGCCGCCCAGGTGGAAGATGCGCATAGACCGCCCGTTCGAGAGCGCGTTGCATGAACGCGGATGGATCAATGCCTGCATCGGCCGAAAGCTTCTGAATCAAATCGTGGATGTCGTTCTTCAGCCGGAATGAAACCCGGGTCGTATTTTCGGAAACCATCGCGAATCTCCACAAGGTGCGAACACTTGTGAAGATACCGCGTCATGCCGCATCCGTCAACAGGGTGCAGACACTTGTGAACGTGATGACCACCACCCGCGAAGCCATCCTCGCCGCGCTGCATGCGCGACTGCAGCCGCTTGCCGCCCTCACCTTGCGTGACGAGGTGCTGCCCGAGCGGATCCCCACAGCGGGTCTGATCATCCTGCGCGACGGCCAACCCGGTGAGCCGGAGGTGACGCTGTCGCCCCTGCGCTACCATTACCAAAACCGGGCCGAGCTGGAGGTGGTCGTTCAGGCACCGAATGGCAGAGCCACGGCCTTCGACACCTTGATCGCCGCCATCGGCACCGTGCTTGAAGCCGACCGCACGCTGGGCGGCCTTTGCGACTGGGTCGAACCCGAAGCCCCGGCCTCGGTCGATCTGCCCATCGAGGGCGCAGCGGCCTTGAAAGCGGCGGTGATCACAGTCGTCTTGCACTACACCACCACCGGCCCTCTGGCCTGACCAACCCCACAAAAAGGAGACCCCCATGGCACGTGCGCAAGGCGCGCGGGCGCAGATGGCGCTTGCGTATGAGACGGTTTACGGCACCCCGCCGGTCAGCGGGTTCCGGTTGATGCCCTTTGCCCGGACCACGCTCGGATCGGAGCAACCGCTGCTGGAGTCCGAACTGCTGGGCTATGGCCGCGATCCGCTGGCCCCGATCAAGGATGCGGTCACCGCCGATGGCGAGGTGGTGGTCCCTATCGATGTGGAGGCGTTCGGGTTCTGGCTGAAGGCGGCGTTCGGCCAACCGGTTACGACCGGCACGACGCCCAAGACCCACACTTTCCAGTCGGGCAACTGGACCCTGCCCAGCATGGCGATCGAGACAGCGATGCCCGAGGTGCCACGCTTTGCGATGTATTCCGGCTGCGTGCTGGATCAGTTGTCGTGGCAGATGCAGCGCTCGGGCCTGCTGACGGCGACCGCCCGCCTCATCGCCCAAGGCGAAACCATCGCTGCCGCAACCGCTGCTGGCACGCCCACCGCGCTGGGCCTGCAGCGCTTCGGCCATTTCAACGGAACGGTGAAGCGCAACGGCTCGGCCTTGGGCAACGTCGTCTCAGCCGAGATCACCTACTCCAACAACCTCGACCGGATCGAAACCATCCGGGGCGATGGCCGCATCGACGGGGCCGACCCGACAATGGCGGCGCTCACCGGTCGGATCGAGGTGCGGTTTGCCGACACGGCACTGGTGACCCAAGCCATCGACGGCAGCCCTTGCGAGCTGGAGTTCGTCTACAGCCTCGGCGCGAATGCCAGTTTCACCTTCACCGCCCATGCCGTCTACCTGCCGATCCCGCGCATCGAGATCGCCGGGCCGCAAGGGGTGCAGGCCAGCTTCGACTGGCAGGCCGCCCGCGCCACCAGCCCCGCCCGGATGTGCACCGCCGTCCTTATCAACACCCTTGCAGGATACTGATCATGATCCGACTGAACCTGACCGCCACGCCACATTGGCTGGACCTCGCCCCCGGCCTGCGCCTGCTCGTCGGGCCGCTGACCACTGCCTTGATGGTTTCGGCCCGCGCCGATCCGGCAATAGAGGGCCTGCCCGAAGAGGCTGGTCAGGAGGATCTGGCGCTGGCCATGGCCAAAGCAGTTGCACGCCGCGCGGTGCTGGATTGGGAAGGTGTCGGCGATGATGCAGGCAACATCGTCCCTGTCTCACCCGAGGGCATCGACGCCCTGCTAGAAATCTGGCCGATCTTCGAGGCCTTCCAGACCCAATACGTCGCGAAGGGTCTGATCCTGGACGCGGAAAAAAACGTCTCCGCGCCCTCGCCGACTGGTCCTTCGGCGGGGGCGACCGGTATTGCGCCGCCTGTGCGGGGCCGTGCCCGGACTGTCCCGCAAGACTGAACCGGCCACAAACGCAGGACGGCTGGCAAGTCTGGGATCTGGTCGGCCGCCTTGGTGGACAGTTGCGCGTAGTCCCCGGCGCGGTGCTCGGCTGGGACATGGGCGCGGCGCTCGCCCTCGCCCGGGCGCTGGGCGTGAACACCCTGATCGCCGCCGTACTCCTGCCCGAGATCGAGGCGGTGATGGTGCGCAAACTGAACGAACAGATGGAAGGAGGCCGCGATGGCTGAAAAACGGGTCAGTGTCCGCCTCGTGGCCGAAGGCGGCCGCCAGGTGCGTGCCGAGTTGGAAGGTGTGGGCGCAGCTGGCGCGCGTGGCTTCGGACGGCTCTCGCGCGAGATGGACATGGCCAATGCGCGCGTGGCTGCTTTCGCCCGCCGTGCCACACTGGCCGCAGCCGCAGCCACCGCCGCCCTGGCCGCCGCCGGGGCCGCGATGATCCGCTCCGGCCTGCAAACTGTGGATGCGCAGGCGAAACTCGCGGCCTCACTCGACACCACGGTCGCCAGCATTCAGGTGCTGGAACGCGCAGGCGATCTGGCGGGCGTGTCGATGGGCCAGGTCGAACAGGCCACCGTGCAGCTGACGCGGCGGTTATCACAGGCGGCGGCGGGAACTGGTCCCGCGGTGGATGCCCTGCGCCGCTTGCATCTGACTGCCGAGGAATTGCAGCGCATGCCGCTCGACCGGCGCATCGCGGCCATTCAAGAAGCGCTGGGCCAGTTTGTGCCAGAGGCCGAGCGCGCCGCTGTGGCATCACTGCTGTTCGGCGACCGCGCTGCACTGGTGTTTACGCGCATCGACACGGCCACACTGCGGCAAGCGACGGCAGATGTGCACGATTTCGGGGTGGTGGTCAGTGATCAGGACGCCGCGCAGATCGAGCGCACCAATGATGCGATTTCCCGGCTGGGGCTGATCTGGCGCGGGGTCTCGAACCAGCTCGCGGTGGCGGCGGCCCCGGCGCTGGAGGCTGTCGCTGATGCGCTGGCAGCCGTCGCGCGCACCACGGGGCCGGTGGGGATCGCGATCAAGGCGCTGTTCGACAATATCGGCCGCCTGACGACCTACGCCGCCACCTTCGCGGGCCTCATGGCCGGGCGCTGGGTGGCGGGCATGGCGGTGGCGGCGCTGTCCGTGCGTGGCCTCGCTACGGCACTGGTCGTCCTCCGCGGCGCGCTGATCCGCACCGGGATTGGGGCGCTGATCGTCGGTGCGGGTGAGCTGGTCTATCAGTTCACCAGGCTGGTCGCCGGGGCGGGCGGGGTGGGCGAAGCGTTCCGGCTGCTGGGTGATCTGGCGCGCGAGGTCTGGTCGCGCATGGGACTGGCGCTCGACGGGGCGCTCGCGCGCATGTCCGCAGGCTGGGAGGGGCTGAAGGCGGCGGGGCTTTCCGCGCTGGAATCGACCATTGCGGGCGTGGTGAACTTCGGCGACCGGACAGCGGCGATCTTTCAGGGGGCCTATGACGCGGCAGTGGCGATCTGGGGCAGCCTGCCCGGCGCCATCGGCGATTTCGCGTTTCAAGCGGCGAACGGGCTGATCTCGGGTGTCGAGGCCATGCTGAACGGCGTGGTCACGCGCATCAACAGCTTCATCAACGGGTTGAACGCAGCACTGGCCCTTCTGCCGGAATGGGCAACCGGCGAGGGAGGGGTACGGATCGGAACGCTCGACCCTGTGGGACTGGCGCGGATCGGCAACCCGTTTGAAGGGGCAGCCGAGGCTGCCGGTGCCGCCGCAGCCGATGCCTTTTCTGCCGCGCTGTCGCGCACCTATCTGCAGCCGCCCGTTCTCGGCCTCGACGCTATGGCCGAGGATGCCCGCGATCGCGCCGACGGTTATCGCGAGGCGGCCGGGATGCTGGCCGATGCCGCCGGTCGCCCGCTCGCCAGCTGGCAGGCGCTGCGCGATGCGGTGACCAACACCGGATCGGAGGCCGAAGCCGCACTGGCCGGTGCCGCTGCCGCCGCCAGCGCGCTGGGCGAAGAACTGGACGACAGCAGCGGTGCCGCAGGTCGCGCCGGGGCGGCTGGTCGTGCTGCCGGGGCGGCAACCGCAGAGGGCGCAGAAACCGCCCGGACCGGCTGGGCAGCAGTGACCGCAGCTTTGGCCGATTACGCTGCCAAGGCCCGCGACATCGGCGGCGATATCGGCGATGCGCTGGTGGGCGCTTTTCAGAGCGCCGAGAACGCCGTGGCCACATTCGTCAAAACCGGCAAGCTGGATTTCCGCGACCTTGTCACCTCGATGATCGCCGATCTGGCGAGGCTCGCGGCGCGGCGCTTCATCCTCGGGCCGATCGCAAATGCACTCTCTGGCGCGCTGGGCGGTGCGGGTGGCATCTTCGCCAACATCCTGCACGCGGGAGGCATAGTCGGTTCGCCAGGCCCCGGTCGCATGGTCCCAGCCATGGCCTTCGCCAATGCCCCGCGCATGCATTCTGGTGGCTGGGCCGGGATCAAACCCGACGAGGTTCCGGCCATCCTGCAACGCGGGGAACGGGTGCTATCGCGCCGGGAAGCCGCTGGCTATGGGCAAGCCAGCGCGCCCACAGTCAATGTCACCATCATGTCGCGGGACGCCGAAAGCTTCCGCCAGTCTCGGACGCAGGTCGCGAGCGACATCGCCCGGGCTGTGTCCCTCGGTCGGAGGGGCATGTGATGGCGTTCCATGAAGTCAGGTTCCCCGACAACATCAGCCGCGGCGCGCGTGGCGGGCCGGAACGGCGCACGCAAGTTGTCGAGCTGGCCTCTGGCGACGAGGAGCGCAACGCCAGCTGGGCCAACTCGCGCCGCCGCTACGATGTTGCCTACGGCATTCGCCGCGCCGATGATCTGGCGGCGGTCGTCGCCTTCTTCGAGGCCCGCAACGGTCGCCTGCATGGGTTTCGCTACAAGGACTGGGCTGACTACAAATCGAGCCTGCCGTCGCAGGCGGTCGCGCCAACTGACCAGCAGATCGGAACCGGCACCGGCAGCCAGCAGAGTTTTCAACTCGCAAAGCGCTACACCTCCGGCGCACAGACATGGGTCAGGACCATCACCAAGCCCGTCGCTGGTACCGTCCGCGTCGCGCTGGGCATGGTGGAGCAGCTATCAGGCTGGGCGCTGGACACGACGACCGGCGTTGTCACCTTCACCACCGCCCCGGCGAGCGGCGTGATCGTCCGCGCCGGTTTTGAATTCGATGTGCCGGTGCGCTTCGACAGCGACACCCTCGACGTGACCCTCGACTTAGAGCGGCTCGGGTCGATCACCTCCATCCCCCTTATGGAGATCCGCAGATGAAAACCCTCTCCCCTGCGCTGCAGGCCCATCTTGATGATGGCACCACCACCCTGTCCTGGTGCTGGCGGATTTCGCGGGCGGACGGTGTCGCGCTGGGCTTCACCGATCATGATCGCGCGATGGCCTTCGATGGCACCGAGTTTGAGCCAGAAAGCGGGTTTGCCGCCTCGGAAATCCGCGCTGGTTCCGATCTGGCTGTTGATGCGCAGGATGCGACCGGCGTGCTGACCTCCGACCGGATCACCGAAACCGACATTCTCGACGGGCGCTGGGACAATGCGGCGGTGGAGCTGTGGCGGGTCAATTGGTCTGATACCAGCCAGCGCGTCTTGCTACGGCGTGGGGCCGTCGGGCAAATCCGCCGTGGCCGCATGGCCTTTGTCGCCGAGGTCCGGTCACTGGCACATGTGCTGAGCCAGACGGTCGGGCGCACGTTTCAGGCGGGATGCGATGCTGCACTTGCCGATGCGCGCTGCGGCATCCATCTGGAAAACGCCATCTACAAGGGCGCGGGCATCGTTACCGACCTCTTGCGCGACCGGGCGTTCATGGCCTCGGGCCTCGCCGGGTTCGATGCGGGCTGGTTCGCTTCCGGCACAATTACCTGGACGAACGGCGCGAATGCGGGGCGCGTCACCGAGGTGCTGGCGCACGGCTTGGCTGATGCCATCGCCACCCTGACCCTTCTGGAAGCGCCAGTGCGCGCCATCGCCGAAGGCGACAGCTTTGTTGCGCGGGCGGGCTGCGACAAGCGGATCGCGACCTGCAGCGCCAAGTTCGCCAATGTCGCCAACTTCCGGGGCTTTCCCAATATCCCCGGCCAAGACGCCGTGCTGCGCTACGCCAGCCAGGACGGCGGCCATGAAGGAAATGTGCTGTGAAACGCCGCGCGACCGTGGCCGATCCCGCCTTGGTCATCGCCGTCGCGCGGTCATGGATTGGCACGCCCTACCACGATCAAGCCAGCCTGCGCGGGGTCGGCTGCGATTGTCTCGGCCTCGCGCGCGGCGTCTGGCGCGAGGTTGTGGGCGATGAGCCCTTCCCCATTCCGCCCTACAGCAGGGATTGGGGCGAAACCGGCCCGCGCGAGGTTCTAGTCGAAGGCGCACGGGCGATGATGCCGGAAATCATGCCCGCTGAAGCCCAGCCCGGCGCGCTTGTCCTGTTTCGGATGGCCCCTCGCGCTATCGCCAAGCATGTCGGGATCCGGACCGCCCCTGATCGTTTCATCCACGCCTATGAACGCCTCGGTGTCGTCGAGGAAATCCTGACCCCGACATGGGCGCGCAAGATCGCCTTTGCCTTCCTGTTTCCGCACCCCAGCAGCATCTGAGATTTTCATCCATGGCAACTTTGGTTCTCGGCGCCGTCGGCTCCGCGATTGGCGGCGCATTTGGCGGGGCCATTCTCGGCTTTTCTGGCGCGGCGATTGGCGGGTTTATCGGCTCGACCATCGGGTCGGTGGTCGACAACTGGATCGTATCGTCCCTCGCCCCGGCGCAGCGCATCGAGGGCGCGCGGCTCGACAGCTTGCGCATCACCTCCTCCACCGAAGGGGCGGTGATCCCGCGTCTGTTCGGACGGATGCGCCTCGGTGGCAATATCATTTGGGCCACCGATTTCCGCGAGGAGGTAAACACCACCACGCAAGGCGGCGGCAAAGGCAGCGGGCCGAAGGTCAAGACGACCGAATACATCTACTATGCCAGCTTCGCAGTCGCCTTATGCGAGGGCGAAATCACAGGCATTGGCCGCGTCTGGGCCGACGGCAAGCCGATGGATATGACGGGCGTGACCTGGCGCTGGTATCCTGGAAATGAAGCGCAGAACCCCGATCCGTTCATCGCCGCGAAGATGGGCGCGGCCAACACCCCGGCCTATCGTGGCACCGCTTATGTGGTGTTCGAAGAACTGAACCTCAGTGCCTTTGGCAATCGCCTGCCGCAGATCAGCTTCGAGGTGTTCCGCCCACTCGCGGACGCCGACACTGCCGAAGGGCTGGTCAAGGCCGTGACGATGATCCCGGCTTCAGGCGAATTCACCTATGCCACTGCGCCGGTCAAGAAGACCAACGGCGGCACCACCTTCCTCGGCCAGACCTCGGGTGGCAGCACGGTAGCCGAGAACCTCAACGCGATTTCAGACACTGCCGACATCGTCGTCGCGCTCGACCGGCTGCAATCCATGGCCCCAGCCGTGGAAAGCGTCAGTCTTGTGGTGGCGTGGTTCGGCGATGACCTGCGCGCAGGATCGTGCAAGGTGCGCCCCGGCGTCGAGGTGGCAGCAAAGACCACCACGCCAACGGCATGGTCCGTGAACGGTGTTGCACGCGCCGATGCATTTCTGGTGAGCCGCGATGCCGAGGACCGCCCGGTCTACGGAGGAACGCCCGCCGACTTTGCGGTGGTGCAGGCCATTCAAGAGATGAAGGCACGCGGACTGCGGGTGACATTCTATCCCTTCATCCTGATGGACGTCCCGCCCGGCAACACAAAGCTAAACCCCTACAGCGCCAATGCCGCCACCCCTGGCCAGCCGACCTTTCCATGGCGTGGCCGCATTACCTGTTCCCCGGCGGCGGGTTTTGCAGGGTCGGTGGACAAGACAGCCACCGCCGCCACGCAGGTCTCTGCCCTTTTCGGCGCGGCGACACCCGCCAACTTCAGCGTTTCCGGCACCAATGTCAGCTGGACCGGCCCGGCTGGCGACTGGGGCTTGCGCCGGATGATCCTGCACTATGCGCATCTGTGCAAAGCGGCTGGGGGCGTCGATGCCTTCCTGATCGGGTCGGAAATGCCCGGTCTGACCACCATCCGCTCGGGCGCCAGCACCTATCCCGCCGTCACTGCCTTCAAGTCCCTCGCGGCAGATGTGCGCGCGATCCTCGGCGCTGGGCCCAAGATCGGCTATGCCGCCGACTGGTCGGAGTACTTCGGCCACCACCCTGCAGACGGCTCCGGCGATGTCTTCTTCCACCTCGATCCGCTCTGGTCGGACGCCAACATCAACCTCATAGGCATCGACAACTACATGCCGCTGTCGGATTGGCGCGACGGGTTCGATCATGCCGATGCCGCACTGGCCCCGGCGATCTACGACCGGGACTATCTGCAATCGAACATCACCGGCGGCGAAGGCTTCGACTGGTTCTATGCCAGCCCGGCCGACCGGACGACGCAGACCCGGACGCCGATCACCGACGGCGTTGCAGCCAAACCGTGGGTGTTCCGCTTCAAGGATCTGCGCGCCTGGTGGCAAAACCCGCATTTCAACCGCCCGGGAGGTGTGGAAAGCGCGACGCCAACCGCATGGGTGCCGCAGTCAAAACCGATCTGGTTCACCGAACTGGGCTGCCCGGCCATCGACCGCGGCACCAACCAGCCGAACGTGTTCTTCGATCCGAAATCGTCCGAAAGCTTCACGCCCTATTTCTCGCGCGGCTGGCGCGACGATGCGATCCAGCGGGCCTATCTGGAAGCGACCTATCTGTTCTGGGGTGCTGCGGCGAATAATCCGACCTCCTCTGTCTATGGCAACCGAATGGTCCATGTCCCCGAATGCGCCGCATGGACATGGGATGCGCGCCCCTATCCGTTCTTCCCCGGGCTGACCGACGTCTGGACCGACGGCCCGAACTGGCGGCTTGGCCACTGGCTGACCGGGCGGCTGGGCGCGGTATCGCTGGCGGCCCTCGTGCGTCACCTCTGCCTGCGCGCCGGAATGCCGGAGGAACTGATCGACGTTTCCGGCCTTTGGGGCGCGGTCGAGGGGTATGTCATCTCCGCGCTTGAAGCCCCGCGCGCCTCGATTTCCACGCTGGCGCGGCATTTCGGTTTCGATGCCGTGGAGAGCGAGGGGCGGATCAAGTTCCTGATGAGGGGTCGGATTGCCGGTCTGACCCTTACCCCGGACAGCATGGTCGCACCCGCATCGGCGCAGGGCGATGTGATGGAACTGACCCGCGCGCAGGAAACCGAACTGCCGCAGGCGCTGAAATGGCAGGTCGCCCGCGCCGACGAGGATTATGACGCGGCACAGGTCGAGGCCCGGCGCATCACCGTCGACACCACGCGCATCGCCTCGGAAAGCTTCCCGATGGCAATTCCGCCGGAAGAGGCCGAACGCCGCTGCCGCCGCGCGCTGATGGAGGCGTGGGTTGGCCGAGAAAGTGCCGTGTTCCGCTTGCCGCCTTCGCGTCTGGCACTGGATCCCTGCGACGTCATCCTGCTCGACCACGATGGCCGCCTGACGGAAATGCGGCTGGTGTCCATCGCGGACTCCGACTTGCGTAGCGTCGACGCCGTGCGACAGGACCGGTCAGTCTACGACTTGCCGTCCGGGGAACCGCGCCCGGCCGCGCTTTCGACGCCGACGGTCTTCGGTGCACCGGACGTCATCCTGCTGGACCTGCCACAGCTGCGCGAGGATCAACCCGCGCACCGGCCCCTTGTTGCGGCCCATGCGAGGCCGTGGCCGGGTGAGATCGCCGTCTACCGCAGCGCTGCGACGGATGGCTTTGCCCTGCTGATCGGTTTCAGCTCGCGAGCGCGCATGGGTGTGCTGGCGGCGGAATTCTTTGCCGGGCCGGTCTCGCGGTTCGATCTGGGCAATGCGCTGGTGGTCGATCTCTATTCCGGCACGCTGGAGAGCGTCACGGATATCACGCTGCTGGGCGGCGCGAATGCACTGGCTGTCGAAACCGGTGCCGGGCAATGGGAAATCGTCCAGGCAGGCGCTGCAGAACTTATCGCACCAGGTCGCTATCGCCTGACCCGGTTGCTTCGTGGTCAGCGCGGAACCGAATGGGCGATGGTCAGCATCGTGCCGACCGGCGCGCGGGTTGTCGTGCTGGACACTGCCCTGGCCTCTCTACCAGTTTCCGAAGCCGACCTTGGCTTGCCATGGAACTGGCGCATCGGCCCCGCCTCAAAGCCGGTCAGCGACGAGACCTTTGTCGCCACCACCTTCACCCCAGAGGGCGCTGGACTGCGACCCTTCGCTGTTGCCCATGTAGAACAGCCGTGGCGCGTCGCCCGCAGCCCGGGCGATCTGACGATCCGGTGGACACGCCGGTCGCGATCCCTTGCCGCTGATAGCTGGGGGATGGGCGATGTGCCTTTGGCCGAGGACAGTGAGGCTTACGCGCTCGACATTCTGGACGGGTCAGTTGTCAAGCGATCCTTGACGACTGCCACGACGAGCGCGCTCTACACCGCAGCGCAGCAGACCGCCGATTGGGGCGCGCCGCTTGGCCCCGGCCAATCCCTCGCCATCCGCATTTACCAGCTTTCGGCCCTGATCGGCCGGGGCGCTGGGCGATCCGTCACGCTCACATTTTGAAGGCGTCCCATGTCCGACATCACCACCCACCTCCTGCTGCCCTACATCCTGGCATCGCAGGCCCAGAAGCATGTCACCCACAACGAGGCGCTGCGCCTGCTGGACGCGATGGTCCAGCTGTCGGTGCTGGACCGGACCCGCACTACGCCGCCCGCCAGCCCCGTCGACGGCGACCGGCATGTCGTGGCGTCCGGGGCCACCGGCCTCTGGGCAGGCTGGGATTCGAACGTTGCCTTCTGGGTCGACGGGGTCTGGATGCGGCTGGTGCCGCGCCCCGGCTGGCTGGCGTGGATTGCGGCGGAGCAGGCCTTTGTCGTCTGGACTGGCAGTGCCTGGGAGCCGGTCGGCGAACCGGTGGACGTATCAGACGCCGTCTTCAGCCTGGTGAACAATGCCGATCCGACAAAGCGGGCGATGCTCTCGCTGTCGGGGATCAGTACCGGCACCACGCGGACCTACACGCTGCCGAACACATCCTCGGAACTGGCCATCCTCGCGGGCACGCAGACCTTCAGCGGCAACAAGACGTTCTCCGGCACGCTGGCTGCCTCTGGCACCGTCACGGTGTCAGCTGCCTCGGCCAGCATTGGCACCGCGACCGGGACGGCAACTTACGGCCTTGGGAGCGGAGCGACGACCAACGGCACCACCAAGACTGTGAATATCGGTACTGGCGGCGTGAATGGGTCCACGACGGTGGTGAACATCGGCTCGGCCACCGCCGGTGCGGGCGGCACCACGGTGATCAACACCCCCACAGTCACCTTCGCCAACAGCGTGATGCAGGTCGGCATGCCCCAGGCGAACCTGACGGCCCAGCTTCTGGGCCTCGGCTGGGCCACCGCCGACAGCTACAATCGCTTCTCGATCAACACCCCCGCGATGCTGTTCAACCATGCTGGCAACGGGATCGAGGCCACCTTCAACAAGAACGCGTCGGCCGACGACGCGGCCTTTGCCTTCAAGACCGGGTTTTCGGCAAGGGCGCTGATTGGCCTCTTGGGCAATGACGATTTCAGCTTCAAGGTCAGCCCGAACGGCGCGACCTTCTTTGACGCAATTCGGATCGACCGCACCTCCGGCCGGGTCGAGTTGCCGGAACCACTTGTCATGCCCGCCCTGCCCGCCGCACCCGATCCGCCGCCTGCGGGGAAACTGGCCATCTATGCCCGCGACCGCGCCGGGGCCGGGTGGCTCGATGTCCAGCGCCCCTCGGGCCGGTTCTTTCCGTTGCAGCCGCATTTCGGGGTCAACCGGATCGCCACATGGGCGCCCTCGACCAGCACCACCGTCAACACCAACGGCATGCCGCGCACCGCCGTCGGAACCGTTGCCACGCCGACACTGACCACCACCAACCTCTCGACCAGCATGCGGCGCTGGCGGGTGACCAGTGCGGCGACCGTGGATGCGGTGGCCGAAGAACGCTCCGCAGGCTGGGTCTGCTGGCGCGGCAATGCGGCAGGCTTGGGCGGCTGGAGCTATGTCAACCGCCTGTCGCTGACGACCTTGCAGGCCACTGGCATGGGGTTCTTCGGCCTCTATGGCTCGACGGCGGCGCTGGCGACGACTCTAACCTTGGCAACCGTGATCAATGCGGTCGGCATCGGCTTCCAGCGCGGCACCCACACCAACTGGCAGCTGGTGCACAACGATGGCAGCGGCGCAGCGACGCTGATCGATCTGGGCGCCAGCTTCCCGGTGAACAGCACGACCAACGTGCTGACCCTCTACATCGCCGCCGCGCCAAACGGGTCCGATATCGGCGTGCGGGTGGTCGAGGAAGTCAGCGGGGCGGCGGTCGAGTTCACCATCACGACCGAAATTCCCGCCGCCACCCAGCTGCTGAGCCCGCGCAATTACATGAACACCGGCAGCACGGCGGCCGCCGTCGCCTACGACTGCTCCGGTGTCTACGTCGAGACGGACTACTAAACCGCCACGGCCGTGGCCAGAAAGGACCAGAATGAACGACCAGACCACTCTCGCCGCGGAGGTCGCGCGGGCCTTTCGGGACCACGGGATCACCGCCGCGCTGACCGCCCTGATCGGCGGCACCATCGCCCTGATCGCGGCGATCACGCGCAAGGCCTTCACGAACGAGGCTCTGCTGGACCGCCTTGATCGCGAACTCATCACCGAACGGGACCGCATCGACAAGCAGCGCAGCGAGGACCGAAAGGCGGACGGCGACCGGCTGGACCGGATCGAGACCGATATCCGCTCGATGCGCGACATGCTGTTCGACGCGTTTCAGCGCGGCCGATCCGACTGAGCCACCCGACCTTTCCCAACCGACACCCCACCCGCCACCGGCGGGCAATGCCCGCCAGATTTCAA